AAACTGCCCACAGTAAAGGGAATTTAACGTAACTTACGACTGCTGTTGGAACTCACGAGTCATTTTTTCGAACTCTTCGCGACGTTTAATCGCATGAGCCCTTTCGTCAAGCAGTCGTTTATTTTCAGTTACTCGATGAACGTCACCCGTTACTTGCTCGCCTTCAAAGCCTCTCGCTTCTTTCTTTACAACCATGTTTTCATTTGTGCCAGACACGGGCAGTTCTTCAATAGGTGCAATAAACCAAGCATGACTCTCTGGTACAATTATTGCCTCTAAATTTTCTGGGATTTCAACACCTTCAACACTGGTTGTAAACCATGCTTTAAGTGTATCTTGTGTAAATTCGCCTTCTGTTGAGGCGACAATAGATCGATCAGCAGTGTGATCTGCTGGCGAATAAATTTGAATTTGATATTGCATAGTTGCCGCCAGAAGACTGAAGGGAAAAATAAAGCAAGAAAGGTAACCCGGCGATTAAACCGGATTACCATTCATTTGAATTAGCCATTCGTAACAAGGAATGCGATTGGCACATTCTTGCGGAAATGGTTTCGTTTCCAGTTCGTGCCCAACTTCAGGTCAGCAATGGTCTGCCATAGTCCGTCACCAGCACCACCGCTGCTTTCAGCAGCAGTGTTGGTAACGTCAAGGTTGCTGTGACCGCTTGGGTGGAGCAACCACGTCTTGCGTTCCCAAAGTGTTTCTTCGCCAGCACCGTCACCAATTGCCGGGTTACGGTCAATTTCAACAGGTGTTGTGGGCGATCCTTCGCCGTAGGCAAAGGCGGCTGCACCGTAAAGCACGGTCGTGTAACGGAACCCTCCGCCGGAGGTTGTCGCAATAACAGGAGCAGAGTCGTCAACGATGACACGATGACCCTGATACAACGGAATTCGTCGCTCTTGTTTTGAATCAGGGATGAAATCAATATCATCATTGTTAATCATTCGCTGATAAATCACCGAATGACATAGGATTGCAGACAAATCTTCAACATGATCCCCCATCGTAAACCGTGCTGTCGTGAAAGCTGTTCGGTCGAAAAAGTTGACCGAAGTACCAACACCGTTATCGATGGAAATATCAGTGACCATGTCGTTAGTCGTACCAAAACCGGTATCTATACCGGCATTGGCTGCAATAATGTTGGCATTATAAATGCCAACTGTTGCAGCGATGACCCGACGTTGCCACTGCCACATCCAATATCGCGAAGTTCGAGCCTTGATTCGCTCCATCGCAAGATCGCCCATTGTGACTTCATTCGTGAGATCACGGACAGACCAAGCATTATTTAATGCTGCTCGCTTCGCATCCATACGCCCCTGAACAATCTTGTTCGGCGTTGCACTGGTATCTGCATCGGATGAATAATTTGGCTCGTCTGCGGGGTCAAGGTCTCGCCAAAACGGCATCTTAGCAAGTTCGGCTTCTTCCACAGCCAAAGCATCCATTGCGGGAGTCCGCACCACCACACCTGATTCGAAAAAATCAGTCCGTTCTGGATTATTCTCGGCAGCAATACCTTGATAAATTTCGACGTCGATAACGTCTGCGAGTTTGACCGTAGCCATCGTGAGTCAGCCTTTTTAAGAAGTTTTAGAGGATTCCAACAAGGTTTGGAACGCCTCTGGCTGATCACGCTTCATTCTGACAAGTTCACCCGAATTGTAGTCGTTATACGTTTTCGGTGATCCGTCGTCTTTGGTGGTAGCCAGAGTTGTTGATTTACCATCACCGTTGGCGCTACCACCCGATGCTTTGCTCACGACCACCATAGATTTGAACATTTCATTTGTCGAGAGAGACTTTTGGAAATTTTCAAAACTCTGATCAATCGAAGGTAGATTTGTAGCAATATCTGTAATTTCAATGGATGCTTGGCCCTCTGCCGAAACTTTACCTTTCAACATACCCTGAACATGAGGCAGCATAATGGCAGCATTTGTGCCGAACAATTCAGATGCTATTGTCAACGCTTTCTCGCGGGCCATTCGATCTGCATTATTTTGACGTTGTGCAGCCAATTCAACTTTCTGTTTTTCTTCTGCTGCCTTTGCGGCTGCGTCTCTTGCGTCCAACTGCGATTGAAAATGCTCCTTCAATTCAGCAACGCTTTTTATTCCATCTATCTCTGTTTGCTTCTTTTCTGCCTCAAATTTATCCGCAACAGCTTTCACTGTTTTTAGTTCTTCTCGCGTTTTTTCCAACGCAGAAAATAATCCTTCAGGGTCTTTGTCTGTGGTAAAGACATTTGGTCCTAGATCAAGTTTATAAGTACCATCGGTGGTCAACTGATACTCTTTTTTTAGATCATCAGAAATTGCAGTAAACTCAGCAGTTGTCAATGTTAACGCAAGCATTGGTTCTCACTTAATTTGTAAGGTCTTCAGCCTTAGAGTTAGGTTGATCTTTTGCCGACGCTGGCTCAAGATCTGGATTTATTGAATCGATAAATGATTGATCTGCTTTGATTGCAGCCATCGCATCTTCTACACTGTTCTTAACTAAACCGCTTCGTCGTAAATTTTCATGAACTCCAGAAAACGGTATAAGTCTTGCACCAAATAGTTCGATCAACCAACGAAGTTCTTCGGCGCTCATTGAAGTAAGATCAAAATTGTCATTTAACTCAACTTCGATTTCTTCATCCCCGGTGGTATCGACGAATAAGGCGGCCTTCTTCAAACATGAGAGCAAAGCCGCTTCCAAGTTATCTTTAATGGTACTTAAAACAGATTTTTGGCTCGCTGCCTCAATCTGGATCTCTGCTTCTTTCCGTTCAACAGTCTGCCGTGGATTGATGATTTTTGCACCAATTGCAATCATCTGTTCTTCCTTGTGGGTCATTGCTTCAAACGCGAGCGTATTTGGCATTGCCTGCAACAAGTGTGCTGTAGCGTCTTCGGGTAGCGGAACAGCGGCACGAGAACCGAAAGGTATTCCTTTCTGAAAATGATTGGTTACCCAATCGTCGGTCAAACCTGCATACACAGGTGTTGGTTGACCGACAAGAAAAACACTTTCTTCGTAGTCGGCTGAATTGCGATAGTGTGCGATGTTCAAAACCGCCATTGAATACAACGGTGGTTCGTCAATCTCTGAATCGTTGTTTTCACTACCAACAAACTCAAATGGAATTTCACCCAGATTTTTACCGTCTTGCCCACACAGGTTGTAGGCTTCCTTGAGATCTCCACTTTCTTCATCCCACACTTCGACGCTTACACAACCATCTTCCAGCAGTCGATATACTCGATACTTGTGCGAGGTCTGTACTTTGAAACTGTCGTAACCCGAAGTATATTCATAAGCCTCTTTTAAAACCAACATAACCAACTTATGTTCGGTTTTAATTTTGGTAATTTGCCAGTTAATAATAGCCCAAGGTGGGATAAATCGAATCGTCGGACGGATGCCACTTTCAACGTCGGCTTTAGTGACCTCCCCATCTGTTACGGGAAAGTCTGCGAGTAATCCACCACGACCGTAAGGTAGAATATGGTTGGCTGCTTTTCGAACCAACTGTTCGAAACTTAAACCTTCACCGTTGATATCTTCCAACATCATTTCCATGCTTTTTGGAACCTTCACTTTAGGTTCTCGAAGGAACAGTTGGCCGACTAAAGCATCTTGAGTAGGTTTAATCACGTTGTAGTAAACTGCTCGCATTTTGTAAGACGCATAACGCTCCAGTTTTTCTGTTTGACTGTCGCACGAAGACGGCATTGGCAGGTAAGTCACCCCTTTATCTTTAACTGCGAGTTCCCCTTCAAGCGAATCGCTAATAATGTTATATTTCTTTCTTGCTTGAACCAACTCTGGACGTTCGACGTTACATTTTAATGCTTTCGTAGTCATCAATGTGCCCAATTCATTTTGATTTTAGTGATGAACTTATTTGAACCCTTGAGAACGCGATATCTTACTGCGTCCCAAAGATGATCTTCTGCGTCTGTGTCAACATCATCTGGCTTATCTGGATCTCTCGGCAAGGGCGGTAGTAACTCAACACAGTGTTTACAATTCCGCATAAAGTAAATGCCCGGACCTTCCAGTAACGTAGAAGCCTGTAAACGGTCTCGCATTAATTGTAAACCAATTATTCTTGAACCCGCCGACTTATCAGACCGAATCCAACGAACACCTTCCTTTTCCATTTTGTATTCAATGGTGTCAACATCAGATTCGGTCACGTTTCGAATTTGATTATCTGCCGGTCCCGCTTGAACCCTAGATTTAATCCACTGCTCGGAAAATAAAACTTCCTCTTTCGATTTAATTCGCAAAGCAACATCTTTTGCCGACAATTTCAAACCTTTATTTGTATTCACATTCTCAGTGCCATAATCTTCCTCAATTGCAATCAAACTTCCTCTAGGCGGGCACCAAGTTTTACCATTCGGCAATCTGACTTCTTCCCCGTTCGCTTCTGCCCAAAACACTGTCGCAAACGGATGCGTTGAGCCCCAGTCAAACGACCTGTCAACTTTCCATTCGACGGGAATTTGAAACCGATCAATAACATGAACACGGGTGTCCCAAACATCATTTATTGCACCGCCACTATTGACGTCCCAACGTCCTTCAATCCACGCAGCATGTAAATTTGGATTGTTTGCGCAAGATTCGATGAGGCCCGCGCGGTACACAGGGTCAAGGTACGGATTCTCAAAGAACGATCCAAAAATTGCAACTTGCGTTCTAATTACTTCAACTTCTTGGCCTGCCGACGTATCAAAATAGGTTACGCGGTTCTTTACAATCTCTCCGTTCTTTGCAACATCGATAAATCTTCGTTTTACCCAATTGTGCCCCGGCCCATTTGGATTTGTGGTGGCGAAAACTTCCAGCGATATAGGCGGCAAGGGTTTTTGATCGGGAGTGTCGTAAACGGGTTGTCCGTTTTGCAAAATCGTAGGTGTATGTTTCTCTGAGACAAATGAGCAGCGATTTACTGACATAAACTTGTCATACAGTTCTGCGGTTGGTTGCTTCGTCAACTCATTCCAGCCAATAAACGGGTATTCATGCCCGTGAAACGCATCGTAATCATCCAATTTTTTAACATGCCTGAACAGCAATTCTTCACCTGTTGGCCACACCCATTTGTATGCTGTTGCAGATGCGTGAAACTTCGCGCCGTCTTCAAACTTTGGAAAGAACCTATTGCTCTGTGCGACCATGTCTGACAGATTCTTAAATTCCCGGTCAAAGATGATGCCTTTCCAGTAAGCACCATAACCCAACCCAACCCTACTTCGAAACCGCATTAACTGCGTTATCGTTTTGCCCGGACCTCTGGCGCCGTGCATCAGCGTGTGGTGGGCTCGCGTCACAATTGCGAATGATTGCGACGAATCTGGAATAGGTTCCCACACTACATTTGAAGCTATCGTTGATTCAACTTGGGGTTTCTTTACTGGTTTCAACACCTGTAAGGTTGAATCTTGGGCAGGTGCGTGCGCAGACAATCTATCAACAACAGCCGAGAGGTTGCCCGCTCCTGTTTCCTGTGGCGAATCTAAAATTTGTCCCCATTCTCTACCCATTTGCGGCGGTCAATTTCTCTTGTTGTCGGATCAAACCTTGCTCCCATTCTGCGTCAGATGCTTGCCCGCCTTGGGCGTTAATCATCACAGGAACATTCATGATTTTATTGTTGGTTTGGTTGTTCTGAATCAGAACACTTGGACCGGCTTTAGCTTTCGCCGTCATACCACGAACATCGAATGCCAAACCCATCAAACGGCAGTAAGTATCATCGTCCAACGATGCTTCCGCGCGGTCCAGCACATCGCGAACCATTTCCGATTCGCTCGGTAAGAAAGCTTCTTCTCCCAGTTCTTCAACTAGGTGAGCCTTCATCTTGGCAATTTCGATTGATTGTAAACAAACATCCATCAAAGACAAAGCAGCAACAGTGTCCCCAAAGGTAACTTGCATTGCTGCTTTGAATGGATTATTTGGTTGGCGTAATAACGCTTCCGCAAATCTCCATTTGATGGCTGTTTCTTGATCAATATTTGTAGATTCGGCAGACACCATCTTTGCAATTCGTGCGGGTTCGAGTTCGAGTTATGTTGCTACGGGTAGTGTAACTAACTGGCGACGAATGGGAATTGGAAATCTCGGTTACCTTGTTCGGGCAAGTCGGATCAGTGCAATTGGGATTGCTACACGCCCTCAGTTTACCGTTGACGTATCTCGGTGTTCCAAGCTTCGTAGTTTTCGCCTTCACTACTTTAGCAGCCTCCGCAGATGTCGGATCGCATCCACATCCGAGTTCCGCACATTTCCCTTCCAACAACGCAACTCTTCGTTTAAGTTGTACGATGCTCGCTGCATTGCTTTCGATTATTTGCCTATTCAACTCAACAGTTTCTTCCAGTGTGGGTATTGTTGTAACACCCAAACCCGAGTCCGCAGGATCTTCCGGGGATTTAGCAGGTGGAAGTTCGTCTTCAACAGCGTAAGCGATTGATGTAGTCGCTAACACTAAAGCAAACATAACTGCAAAAAACTTCATCACTCATTCTCCAATTCTGGTTTTAGATACATCGTTTGGATTAGTCAAAACAGACCTAACCCCGTAAAGACCGTGATAACGCATCGGGCTTGCAATGTGGCTAATAGTAAGAATGGTGTAACCACCATCAGCAAAATTCTTACCCCATGATTGCGGCGAAAGAATACCCAAATCTTCAACACCTTTTGGGTTCTGACTCAATTTTACAATGTCATCACCGCAAACAGCATGATTGCCTCTTCCTTTGTCAAAGCCAGCTATTCGACCGGATCTCATGTAAGAGCTACCGACGTGGACAGCTAAGCCGACGACTCCCCGACCCGCAAGACAAGATAGAAGTGCCTGCCAACAAGTTTCGGGGTTATCTTTGGGCATTTGGTAGCATTCCCCCGCCCGTTGGTTCGCAGCGTCTTGAGTGGCGTACCTCAGTTTCTCCATCTGAATTTTATTTTTCTGGTAAGCGCCGTATGGAATTAAATCCTTTAAGCACAATCCTGTGTCACACATGAACTTCATACCGTCATCAAGCATAGATCCTTGATCACGACCACCGTTAATGTGCATGTAAAGAAATTCCGGCGACACGTCAACCCATTTTCCTGTCGCATAGTAATTAGCTCGCATCCACATTGCTGCTGCCATGTAAGCATTACAACTAGACCTTTTTCCTTGGTTAATAAGTTTGTCTTGTCCCCATCGCTGGCGAGCAAACACCCGTTTTGGATCATCAATAATATCCAAAATTTCGTCCAGCGAACGAACAGCAGTTTCAGGGTAAGGTTTGAACGATACCGGAAAGGTCTCTGGTATTTGCATACCGGTGTAGACCTTTTCGCCGTTGTATTCAAATTCAAACTCATTCGCCATCTTACTTACCTTTAGACAAAATCATTTCTTTGATCTTATCAGTTGTCACCGATTCATCAAACGGAATTACAAACAACATTTTGCTATCCTTTCCGTACATGATGAAAGGGGGTTCCACGTTGTGTTTTTTAGCGGCAATGATGAATGATTCAACTTGTTCTGGGTTTGAACTAGGATCAAAACTGAAATACCGAATTTTCTTCTCTTCAAACCAATTCAACCAAAACGAATCGTCATTCAAAACCTTAATCATAGAAGGTGTTTGCAAATAAGCTTCCGTCTCATATACCCTAATGACGTAAGAATCGGCTAAATCAACCTTGATAACTTCGTCTTCGGAATCATCCGGCGGAACAACGTCGTCATCAATATAATCAATAATATCATTATTGTTAGGTTGTTTATTATTAACAACACTAAACAACAATCCTCCCGCAAGCAATACAACTAATACCCACACCCAAGGTGTGCGTTCGGTTGTTTCGGTGGGAACGACGGGTTCGTTGAACTGGTCATACGGTGATTTCATAAGGTTGGCTCAACCGGTATCTTTCCGTCAGCATCTGGATTTGAAATGTAACTACACCCGGCCAATTCCTCACAAAGCATCACAGTCAAATCGGCGTTTTTAGTGCTAATTGAATGAGCGATCAACTTCATCACGTCAGAGGTAAATTGATCAGTTGTTGTGGTCTGAGACTTGGTAATAAAAGGACCAAGGATATCAATAATCATCTTTAGCCATTTGGATTTTGCAAAAACACCGGAACCGATCAAGGCAGTGAGAAGGGCTAGGCCAACTTCTATAGCCTTCGAGACGATTTCGCTGGTAGTGAAACCCACAGCATCGGGCTTGAGAGTAGCGTTCAGGACTAGCGAGCCGGCGTCACCAAACATAAAGAAAATCAGCGATATTACAAAGCTGATTGAACCCGCACCAAACTTCAACAAACTCTTTAAATCATTCATTGTTTTAATCCGTAACTTCATCAACCAATGTTTTCAAAATTGCTGCTATGATTGGTGATGCAGGGGTGTATGTTGAAAGAACTGCCAATGCCGCGCTTGACGCAATTTTACACCCAAGGGGTATTAAAGATTCAAATCGTGTCACCCAAATCGATTTCTTGGCGGCTTCATCTTCAAGAACAATAGTTTCAGCAGGCGCTGCTTCCAAATCTTGTTCGGCTTCATTCATTGCAAGGGTAATCATATCGGCGGGTTTACCAAACTCGTCCTTGAGTTCAATAGAAGTCTCGTCCGGCCATTCCTTCCCCTGCATTAAACCAAATAATTCATCGCTTAGAGGTCTCAACTTATCGGCAACTGTAGCGTTGTTGAGTGTATTATGCCCAACTTGCCCTTGTGTGCCAATTGACCCAGACTGGTTTGTTTGATTGAAGGTATCACCCATGATTATGCCCAACTTGCCCTTGTGTGCCAACACTTGGACCGGTATTCGTCTGCACATTTACGGTGTTAGCTGATTTGATAGCCCCTGTCAAGTCTCTTAAAACAGCTTCGACTTGTTGGACACTTCTTTTGTTTTCGCTGTTCCATTCTTTACGTTCGCTTGCATGTCGATTTTGAAGTTTTTCAGACATTGCCGCGTGATCAGAATGCAACTTTTCTAGGCTTTCTCTAGTCTGTTGACTCAAATGTCGATATAACTTAATTGAATTAAGTATAAACAAAAACAAAGTGAAAAACAAAAAAATAATTATCCCTGCTTCAAAGTAATGTGGGGGCGATTCTACAACAACTTTTACCGGTTGAGTTGTTTCCGCCAACATCACAGTACCTCGAACAAAGACTTAATTATGTTGAATAATCAAATCTATTGTCTTATTTAAATGACGATTTGAATAAAGCATTGATACAATCATAATCGTTCGTAGCAAATTTACCGGGTATGGGTCAGAAGGTCGTATCAAAGACGTACTTGCATAGGTAAAATTTGCTACGAACGCATCGAAGGTAAAAAGCATCAAAACCAAACAAATAATTATTTGTTGAATTGAA